ACCGTCGTCGCGGCAATGGTGCCTGCGGGGGTGTTACCGATGAGGGCTGCGCCGCCAGCGGCGGCAAGGTCAGACGCAACCTCAGCGATTGCTGTGGGGACAGTCGTCGCTGAGATAAACCCAGCAGGGGTGTAGGGCAGATCGCCCACGAGGCCCGCAGCAAGCTGCGAGCGCAAGATGCGCTTGGTCGTACTCGCGTCGGTGTCGAAGATGACGAGGTTGTCATCGTTGGCTGTGCTGGCACCCGCAATGGCGGGTAGGTCAGGGATACGCTTTCCGGGCATCTTCTTTCTCCAAGTGAACAGGGGGCCGAAGCCCCCTGTCAGTTTACATCACGACGGCAGCAACGGGACAGAGAACCAGTCCACATCGTCAATCGCCACGAACATAGCAGCGGTCTTTGCCGCCATGTTCAGCGAACCCGTCGTCGCCGTGCCGCTGTTGATCTTGTCGGATGCACCGGGGTACACCTTCAAGACCGCATTGGCAGCGTCAGCGTTCTTCACGATGACGATCTTGCCAGCCGCAGCAGCAGGCAGTTTCACACCCTTGGTACCGTCAGCACCAGTAGCATGAACCACGCCGTAATTGGCAATGGCAGCAGCGTTCGTGTTGTCAGACCCAGCCGCAGCGACTGCTGCAACGGGCAGAGTGACGTTACCAGTGAGGCCACCAGTAACACCACCAGAGGCAGTCAACGCACCCGTCACAGTCAGCGTCTGCAAAGTTGCATTGCCGCTGTTGATGGTCACGTTGTCTTGCGCGATACCGCGATAAACACCCATGATGTTCTCCTTTCAGAGACAGGGGCCAAAGCCCCCGTCAGTTTCAGTTGGCGTTGGCGACAAACGCGAAGAACTTGATCACGGCGTCCTCGGGGACGGCGGTGTTCAACAGGATGTCGATGGTATCGGCAGAAGCCACGATGGTCGGGTTCGCCAGATCAGCAGCCTTCAAGCCGGTGCTGTTGGTTGCCAGATCGTTGCCGTAGGTATTGGCAGCAGCAGGCGAACCGCCCGTGAAGCCGATGTCGATGGTGGCCGTGGCGTTGACAGTCTCAGCCGTGCTCACGTTCATACCACCAGACAGAACCACCGAGCCAGCAGGCAGCTTGATGATTTGCATGGTGTCAGTCGCAGCCAGTGCAGTGGCACCAGCAGCGGCACGTGCGGCCTTGACGGCAGCGAAGTCAACCGTCACCTCGAACTTCGAGATTTCGGTCACGTTGGCGGGGTAGGCAGCGGTGCCTTGATTGAACCCCAGAGAGTCGGTGTAAGCAGCCATTTCAAATTCCTTTCGATGTGAGTTTGGACAGGGGGGCCGAAGCCCCCCGGTTCATCAGGCCAGCGTGACCACAGCAGTGGACAGAGCCTCGCCCTTGACAACCTTGTAGCCGTAGACTTGCAGACCACGGATGATGTTGCCGAAGGTGGACTCGCTGCGGATGGTTTCCATGTTCGTCATCTGCGATGCGAAGGTGAAGCCCATCTTGTGACCAGCGATGATGCTGTACTTGGTGGCCGAGCCGGAACCCGAACGGTTCAGGTTGTGGCTGACGTACACCGTGAAGCGGTCGATCATGCCGAGGCGACCGTTGCGAACGATGGACATGCTGTCGCCGGAGAGCGAAGCGTCCTTCAGTTCGGACTTCTTGATCAGGCCAGCCATCTTGGCGGGGATGACCACGAAGCGGTCTTGCTCGGGGGCGTTGGCCTCGTCCAGCACGGTACCCATGTCAACCAGCAGGTCAACGACGGAGGTGGTGCTGGAAGCGCCGTCCTTGGTCACGGTCAGCGGAGCGCCGGTTGTGCCGAGGTTGAACGCACCAGAGATGCGGCCAGCGGTAGCGCCCTTGTTGAAGGCATCCACGTCGGGCAGCAGATCGGTCAGCACACGGGTGTCGATCTTGATCTTCATACGCTCAGAAGCGTCCTTCGACCAAGTGTCCATCAGGTTGATGTCCGACTGAACCTTGTCCACGTCGTCCTCAACAGCGGCGAAGTATTCGCCCTTGTCGATGACCAACTGAATCTTGGGCTTGTCGGGGTTTTCCACGGTCAGGGTTTGGCCCTTCACGTAGTCACGGATGGTGATCTCCGGCGTGGTGCGGATGTTCACGGTGTCACCGTACTGGCGAATCTCGCCCTCGTAGTCGGTGTTCGAGATCGCTGCGAGCACGGTGGCGTCGTAGAAATTCTCGATCAGTTTGCCCGACCAAATCTCGGGGATGAAGTTGCCGCTGTAATTCGGGCGACCGGGGGAAACGGAAAAAGACATGATGAAACTCCTCTAATCAGGCATTGGCGACAATGCGATTCTCTCGCTGGGCAGCGAAGATATCGCGTTCGATGCGGTCACGCTCCTGCTCACGGCCTTTGTACTTTCCAGAGCGGACATCATTGAAGAACTTGGTGATGTCAGCAGGGCTGTAGGTCTTGGCCTTGTTGGGGGAAGAAGCCGCGCCAGCGCCGCGAGAGCGACCCGGAGCAACCTGCTTTTCCAACTCGGAAGCAGCAGCGGTACCAGTGGATTGAGCAACAGCGGCTTGTCCAGTAATCTCAAGCCAAGTGCGGAAGAAATTGACCACGCGCCGTGCATCGAGATTGCGCTGCGCGTCATCAAGGTAGGTCTGGCGGGTGATGCCAGTCAGCGGATCAGCCTCCAGCAGCCACGACTGGAACTCCTCGTTCGAGTTGATCTCGCGGAAGTTCGGTACGGTGGCGGCAAGGTCGGCCCAGAACTGTTGCTCGGCGCTCATCTGCTGGCGTTGGGCGAGGTTCTGCACCTGCGGCACCACATTCACCTGCATCTGACGCAGCATCGACTCGATCTGTGCAAGGCGCTGGGCCACGGGGATCAACTCCTCGCGGGACACCTTGCGCATCACATCCAGCGACTCACCGTACTCCTCAACATCCTTGTCGGTGACGAGCTTGTCAACGACCGACTGCGAAGGGGCTGCGGCAGATTGCTGCTGTGCAGACAGCGATGCGAGCAACTGTTCCATCTGCTGTACGCGCTGGGTCATCTCGCGGTTCTGCTGGTGCAGGCGCGGGACTTCAGCGTTGTACATACCTTGGAGGGTCTTGTATTTCTGCAAGACCGTTTCTTCCGGCACATTGTCGGCACCCGGCTTATGCTCACTTGCGGGTGACGGAGCAGCGTTGTTCGGAACAGCATTCTCGTCGGCGGGTGGGGTGTTGTCGAGGTTCTCAACGGACGCGCCGGTACCATCGGCAGGAGCGTTGCTCGTGCCTGTGTTGTCGTCGGTGTTGAGTTGCTTGTACAACTCCTGAACTGCCTCGGTCTGTTTGCGAATTTGCTCTGGAAGTGCCATGTTGAACGCTCCTATCGGTGTGCGTGATTAGACGGCGAGTTACATCATAACTTTGCCGCTACGGCAGGGGCTTCTTTGGAGAACTCAATGAGTTCAACCAGCATCTGGCAGCGCCCCTGAAAAACTGCCGGATTCTCTACTGCATAGGGCAGGCGCTTCATCTCATGCGCGAGCACACCTTCCATCCACGCCAGAAGCTCTGGGTGTTGCCGGACGGCTTGCGCCAGTCCTTTGATGATCTGCGGCTCAGGCTTAATCATGCAGCAGCCCTCCCAACCGTGTTGGCCTCTTGCCCACCTTTGGGAGTACCGTCAGGCTGTGTCGGGGTACCCTGCGGGGCCTGCGCCTGCTGCTCTGCGGCAACAGCCATCGCCCGCGCCTGAATACGCTCTTGGTAGCCAGACTTATCCCGAGATGGAACAACGTCCTCCACGGGCATTTGCAACCCTTTCGCCACTTCCCGCAGGATGGTGGCGCGTCCTTCCTTCCCGAGAATCTCAAGATCGACGGGGTTGGCGGTTGCGTTGAGGAACTCGATACGGCGGATGTTGACCGTCTCCTTGACGGCGAGGTTGATCGCGCCCTTGGCAACGACCTCAACATCCCCCTTGATGGACTCATCCTCATCGTACCGCATGTTGTACACAAACTGGCGCAGCACGATGGGCTTCACAACATCTGTGTCGATGTGCATCACGACCTGCCGGATGCCCTTGCCCGCCGCGCCCATGAGCATGGATAGGCCGGACGAGGTGCGGCCAGCGCCTTGCACGTTCAGGTCGCCGTAGACGTAGGCCGGGATGCCCGAGTGGTCGTCAGCCAGACGGCTGAACTTCTCGTAGACAGCCATGAGTTCAGTCGCCCGCGAGTCGGGCTGCGTGAACCGAATGGCAGGGGCGCTCGACCCCACGGGGTCGTTGATGGTCTGCCAGATTTTCCACGGCGACAGGTTGGTGATGTCCTCGTTGGGCGGCAGGCGCTCCACGTTGACTTCGACCTGCGGGCCGCTGGAGATGCCCATGTTGTTCACCAGCGCACGGGCGGCAGCGTTGCACACACCTTGCAGGTCTTCGATGATCTCGGGTATACCCTTACCCCAGAACGCGCCGGGGCACTTGATGAACGAGGTCTTGGCGTAGGGCTTCTCCCCAAGGGGGTCATAGTTCAGCACCGCCTTGATGACGTAGTTGCCCACCAGCCAGACGTTGGCGTCGTACTCGCGGGCCGGGTCGGGAACTTCCTCCTCAGTCAGCCCCCACTCGATCAGCATCTGGCCGCTGACCTTGCCCCAAAACTCCAGCGCGTCGTACTCGGTCGTCGGGCGCATGTAGGCGTAGTACTTGCGCTCCTCCTCGTCCTTCTGGAGTTCCACGTCCTCG